ATTCAGAATTTAAGGTTGGGGATAAAATAACTTTAGCTGATATAAAATCCAGACTTGAGGTGTTATATAAATCTATTAATTACGATGCTACACCTAAGGCAAAAGACTTAGAAAATTACTTTAATGTAAAGGAGTCTTCAGCCAGAGTAGAGATAGATGGGGTTAAGAAGGTGGTAAAGATATATAATATAATAAGTAGAAAGGAGGTGTGTTAATTATGTTTGATAAAATTAAATCAGCTATTTTTAAAGCTACTCGGAATACTTTATCAAGAAAAGATCTAGAGATAGTAAAGTGGAATAATGAGATGGCAAAATATGAAAAGAAATTCTTTAATGAGTATTTATCAGATTTTAATGAAAGTAATTATGAATTCTTAAAATTAATTTCTACAGATAATCATGATACTCAGAAATATTCTACTTCATATGAAAAATATCAAATTATTGAAGATTTTAAGAATCTCATTAAGGGAGATAAAAATGATGCTATAATCATGACGGAATTAGTTTCAGATCCTAGTAAAAGAGGTGAACAACTTATGAAAGATCTAGATAACTATAGGAAAAGATATGATGAGTTATTTAATGATTTAGAGCTCTGTGCAATGATTTATAAGGATCCTCTTTTAGGAGATAAAATAAGTAATTGTGTAGTGTTGGATATCTTTTTACATGGGCCTGAAACAGAAGAACTTGAAAATATAAAAATTAAACATAGAATTTTATTATGATCATAAGACGTAAATTATTCTCTAAAGAAGAGAAACAAGAAAGAAGCAAATCTGATATAACTTCTGATGTAGCCGTTGGAGCAGGAATGGGTGCTTTGATAGCAGGTTCTGGAAGATTATCCTATGAAAAAGCATTTAATCCTCAAAAAGAGGTAACAGAAGATTCTATAAAGAAATTATATCGAAAGAAAAGTAACCGAGATACTGATAAATTAAAAATGAAGCATAGATATAGTAATGCTAAACAGACAGTAAAAGATATAGTTACTGGAAAGAAATCAGATCTTATTGAGAAAACTAAGAGAAATGAACATCAATCTAAGGAAATAGGTTTAAAATTTCTAGATAATAAAAAGAAATTTTTAGATAAACCCTTAGAGGAATTAAACGAGACAGTTAAATCTGGAAAGAAATTATATAAACCAGTGAAAAAAGTTGGAAAGTATGCAGCAATTGGAGCTGGAATAGGAGCTGTTTACGGTTTAGGAAATAATCTCAAGAAACAAAGAGATAAAATAGAAGATGCTGCAGGAGATAGAGTTGCAGAAGTAATTAGAGGAATAGGTAAGAAAGGAAAATAACAAAACAACCTAGTAATTCATGGAAGAAAGGATTACTAGGTTTTAATTTTTTTTTATAAATAATGATTATATTAAGATATAAATATTTTAATGAGGGATTGGTTATTAGATGGCCTGTTCCTAATCCAAGTCTTTTATTATATCCTAAAATAGAAAAGACTAATAGATTTAAGAAAGAATATGAACTTATCGGAAAAGATGCTAGAAAACTTGTAGATCGTTTAGAAGAAAGTTTAATGAATGGATATATTTATGAAGATGATCCAGATAATTCTACTAAAGAAGAAACTCATTGTCTAGAAGATTTTAATGAATATGCAGGAAATTATCCACATTTAGTATATAGTAAAAGAATAACAGGACAATTAAGATTTAATTATTCTATATACAAACCAAAACAAATAACGAAAGATGGAAGAACTTATTATGAATCTAGAGTTGTTCTTGAAAATTGTTGGGATCATAAATTCAGAGATATAGAGTATTGGGGAACTGATTATCCACAAAAAGACAGGTATAATCTAAAAAATAATTCAGTTAGTATTAAACCATTTAAGTCAGTAAAATCTCAATGGTGGAATGATTATAGAGCTGAATCAGAAAAAACTTTACCAAGAGGAACTACTTTAGATATTGAATTTAAAAGAAGTGGAGAAAACGAAGAATTACATACTAGTTTATTTCCAGGAACAAGAGAAGGAAGAGCTATAAATTTAAGTAGAGTAGGTGGAAAATCCTCAGAACTTAAAACATTCAAAATAACAAGAATTACGCCAAATAAAGATAGTAAATATAATTATACAATTCGAAACTCTAATTAATGAAATAAAATAATAATAAAATGAAAATAGTTTATCAAGAGAGTACAGAAGATTATTTAGTTGAAGTAATAATTAAAGAAAAGAAAATATATGTATTATTTTTAGATCGAATGAGTGAAAGTGTAAGAAAAGTATTATCTTCTAAAAACTTTCATATATCAAATCTTTATGATTCCATTTACTTATTTACTTTATCAGACCTAGATCTCTATAGAAAAGTATTAATTGGTGTTGAAAATATTTTTTATTGGATTTCAAGAACAGGTAGAATTGATAGTTTAAAAAATTTTATGAATTTTATTGGAGACTTTCCTGTTTATGGCTATCCAAAACAAAAACTTAAAAACTATTTTTTCAGAAATCAGAAATATTTTCAAATTAATTGGTTAAAAGCTCTAAATGATAGTAATAGACTTCACAATCCAGATTCAATAGATTGTACTTTCAGGTCATTACATTTAGATTATTTTTGTTATTTCATTGATAAAGATGGATATGAACAAGTAACAGAGATTATCGAAAATATAGATCAATTGTTATGTTATTCTGAAGAGTCTTGGAATTTAGGTGATAGTGATGAGGTAGAGAAATTATGTGAATATTTTCTTTCTAATCAATAAAAAGGTACTTCCATCCCCTTGAGGTTCTTATAATTGAAAGTAAAAATACTCCTCTCAGAAACACTAAGAATCTTATAGATGTGAGAGGAATAAAATAATCTCAAAAAAAAAGATCCGCGTATTATTGTGTTGCGCGGAATTATATACAAATTTTATATTATATTTTAACAAACATTTATTTTTAATTTATTATTTTATTTAAATTATGGGAAATCGAGTAGATGATTTTTTGAGTAAATTGGCAGCGCAAGCACCAAAAGCAAAAGAAAACAATTTTGAGCAGAAAAACAGATCATTAGAAAAAATTTATCTTAACTTCCCCGGAAATTTTGGTAGATATCAAGTATTTCCGTTGGATAGTGTAGTAACTGACTTTCCGTTTGTTACTTTATTCGGAACTCGTGAAATTAATATCCCTCGGAAAAACATGGCGGCGGATGGAACTGAAAACACTTATAATGCGTGGATTAAGCTCCTACCGAAAAGTGCTTATGTAATGAAAGATATGACGGGTAGACTAGTTTCTTCATTGACCGCCGCAGATGATGAATTATTGTCACAAGCGCATATGATCTTTGATGAACTTTATCGAGAACTGGATGCAAAGAATAACCGCGACGAATTAACAACAAACTTAGTCCGGTTGAAGAATTATACTATCTTCCATGCATTCTGTCTTAATAAATGGGATCCGAATGAAAATCGTAACCCTAGTCGTCAGAATTTTACAGCATTGTTCGTCGCGACAGCTAAAATGTTTACATCAGTAGTTGAAGATAATATTCAAGAAAAATCTTTGATGAAGGGTGGAGACAATAGTTGGATTTCAGAAGTTTATAATCGTGATGCTACAGGACGTTCTGGATTCTTGATGTTTAGTATCGGAAAGAAGAAAGACGGAGCAGCTGGATTTGCTATTACTGCCACACATGAAGTTGGTAATGAGAATTTTAAGTCAATTCAGATTTCAGAAGAAGATATGGAATTGGCTGCAGATCCATTGCAATCATTTATGTCTTGGCAGGCTAATAGAGATAACGATACTCCTGTTGGTCAGAAACGTTTATTCAATGCGACCTTGATTAAAGAGTCTATTGAATATATGTCAGAAATTTTGGCAAGCATCAGACTCGCTAAATCTCAGGGAAGTGTAGATTTTAAAGAAGCTGTTACAAGAGTTAATAATGAAGTTCTTGCAAAACAGGTTCCGACAGATAAAAGTGGTTTTCGTCAGACAAATGATCCGATGTTAGCTTCTCTGTCTGGAGGTGGAAATTCTGCACCTCAAGTTGATCTGAGTAAAAACGATCAGGTTTTTCAGACTCCTCCCGTGTATCACAGTGATCCTGTAACATCCAGCCCTGTAAATCCAGGTAATGGTGGAGGATCTCCATTTGGTGGTGGACAACAGCCACAGTGGGGAGGATTTGGACAAGGTAATCAACAAGCACCTTTCCAGAAACCAAACTTCGGAGGTAATAACGACAGTGACTTGCCTTTTTAATGATCTGAAAAGGAATAATATAAAATAATAAAACTAAAAGGTAGAAGAGATTTTAACAGATTTCCTCTACCTTTATTTGTTTAAAGTTGATAATTAACATGAAGTCTAATAAAAAGAAAAAAGAACATTTAGATGGAATAATATATAAATATACTAATAAGATAAATGGTAAGATCTATATAGGTCAAACTGTAAATGAAAAAGCTAGAATTCAACAACATAAATATTATTCTTCTTTAGAGAATAATAAGAAAGGTTTTCATGGAGCTATTAAAAAGTATGGTTGGGAGAATTTTGAATATAAAGTTTTATTTAAAATTCATTGTAATAATGAACAAGATCTGATAAATACTTTAAATTCTAAAGAGATTATTTCAATTAAATATTTTAATAGTTATAAATTTGGCTATAATATGACTCGAGGCGGAGAAGGTTGTTTAGGAGTAAAAGTAACAGAAGAAACTAAACAAAAACAATCTTTGGTAAAAAAAGGAAGGAAGTTATCTGAGGAAACAAAAAAGAAATTTTCTCTTTTAAGAAGGGGAGAAAATAATGCAATGTATGGAAAACATCATACTGAGGAAACGAGAAAAAGATTATCAGAGAAACATAAAGGAAAAGTCATTTCTAAAGAAACTAGAGAGAAAATTTCTAAGTTTCAAAAAGGGAAAATTATATCAAAAGAAACTTTATTAAAAAGATCTAAAGCTCTAAAAGGAAGAATTTTTTCAGAAGAGCATAAAAAGAAAATTTCCCAAAGAAGAAAAGGAATACCAACTTGGGGAAGAGAAGTAGTACAATTTTCTCTAGATGGAATATTCATAAAAGAATATTCTTCTCTATCTGAAGCAGAAAGACAAACAGGTACGGATAAAGAAGCTATTAGGTCTTGTTGCACTAGAGCAGATAGAGGAGTTGAAAATGCTAGGTCTACCGATTATATATGGAGGTATAAATCTGATTGGGATGGAAATAATTTAAAAATAGATAATCTAAGAAAATCATATATTATAGATGTATATACAAAAGATTCTCAATATTTAGGAACTTATTCTTCTTTTTATAAAGCAGTTAATTCTGTAGGTATAAAAAGTATTTCTGGAATATATTCAATTTATAAAAAAGAGAAGAAAAAGAATACAAATAGTGAAAAAATAGTTGTTGAGTATAAAAATTTTATTTGGAAAATTAAAGAAATATGAATAAAAGAGAGTATTTGTATGTAATTTTTGATATGTCGTTAATTTTGGCTAGATCCCTCTTCATAATAAGTAAAGGAAAAGACGTCGGAGAATATACGGCCGGGGAATTAATCAGAACCTGTATATGGACGATCAATAAAGTTCTTAGGGATTATGGTATTAGTGCTAGGAAAGTGATTCTAGTTTATGATAAGTGGGATGAATCTATAGGAGGTTATTATACATCTTATCTTTTAGGGGGACAATATAAAGACACAAGGCATTATATGGATGAAACGATTTTTGAGGGTATGAAAAATGATCCGGCCGTTTCTCCCGACGACCTAAAGAAAGCTGCATGGGAATTGTATCAAAATCAAGTAAAACAGACAGCTAAATATACAATGATCTCTGAGTTACCTAGATTTGGAATCGGAATGCTTGGGAGAAGTGGCTGGGAAGCTGATAATTGGGCTTATCTATTAAGTTGTGAGCTCTATGGAAAAACAGATCTCCTTAGTCTTTTTGTTACTAAAGACTCAGATTGGATGTATTGTTTATCACCAGCTACTCAATTATTTCGTCTCCCAGGAAAAAATGAAGAACCTAGGATAATAACCTATGATGAGATGTATTATTCAATTCCAGAATCAATTAGAAATGCTGGAATCGGATTATATCAATATCTCAGCCTTAAAGATAGTCTAGGGTATGGACATAATGATCTAAGAAAAACTGTAAAACCTAGAATGAAGTCTGAAAAAGTAATCTTAGAGGTTTTATCAGGAAATTACGAGAACTTAACAGATCTAGAACTTTTTGAAAAACAATATAAAACTTTCGATATATTCAGTTACCCAGGGATTGATGAAGCTAGGGATATGATTAATAACTATCTTCCAGTATGTGGTTCCCTTGGAGATGTTTCTGAATTTAGAATGTTTTGTAGAACTCATAATATCCCAGGAATTTCAGATAGTTATTATTCAGAGTTCATTGGGAGATTAGATCAAAAATTATATTGTGAATAAAATGAAAGACATTGTAACCCTACGTGGAATAAAATATAGCTATGATGAAAGAACTGGCCGAATATTTAAGGAAGGCCAAGTTTTAACATCATCACAAGCAGAACCGGTTTATAGTTACCTTGGAGATAGTTCAGGGGAGCCGGTTTTTGGAGGGATATTACTTAAAGATATAGGTTCAATCTTAACTCTTAATGGTAAAATTTCTCCAGTAACAGATCCTAATACGATAAGTTAAAAAAGAATTATGGCAGGATTATTAGGAGGAATTCTTGGAAAATTGACTGGAAAACAACTCTCAATCCAAGAAATTATGAACATCGACCAAGGAAGAAAAGATAAAGCTTCTGAATGTGTAGTAAGATTGACAAAAGTATATCATGTTCTCAAAGAAGAATCGATCATGGATAAACTAAGATCCGTATTTTTTGGGAAGACTATACTTAAGATTTATTATTTAGTTTTTAAATTTGAAGTAACGTCTAAAACAGGTAATACTTATAATGTCATAATTCAAACTTCCCCAGATTATGATATATGTGGGTGGAAGAATTCAAAGTGTAAAGTTTATTGTGAGTGTAAAGATTTTCAATTTAGATCGGCGTATCTTTTGGGCAAGAATAATACGCTGTTTTTGTCGGATCGTATAAAAATAAAACTTGGTCCAGCATTAACTCAAGCGCCCAAAGATAAAACGCCGACAACTCTACTTTGTAAACACTCTATGGCAGCTTTACAATATCTAGTGAATAATTACCAAAATATAATGAAAACTATATAAAACTAATGATAGAATTAAAACCTCATTATAGTTTGTTGTTTATAGATAATAGAGATACAGAAGTAATATTAGCAAAATATACTGGTTCATTTAAATTACCATCTAATATTACATTTACTAGATTAAAGAATCACTTAGTTATTTCGATTAATATCAAGTGTCATAGTTCAGAATCTGATGAACTCAAAGCAACATTACTTGAAAATAGATTTAATATTCAAAGTTTTATTGGTTATAAGATTAATAATGACTATTGGGATATTATTTACCAATATGGTTATTATAAGAGTTATCAGTTTTATGTAAATAGTGAATTTGTTGTAGAATATATAATGACTAATTATTTTTGAAGAGATGAGTAAAATATTAGCAATTTCGGATATTCATATTTTTGATTATCCACAAAGAAATTCCTACGATAAACAACGTTTAACTCAAGCAAGAACAGTAGCACAAAATATTATAAAAGCTGCTACAATTGAAGGAGCTGAAAGAGTTGTGATCGCAGGAGATGTTATCGAAAAATCAGTTCTCCGACCCTATGTTCAAGCAGAAGTTAAATTATTCCTTGATACTTTAATGAGTTTCTTTAAAGAGGGATATATAATTTGGGGGAATCATGATCAAGATAATAAGTCAGTAGATTCTGAACTTATTGATTCATGTCTTGCTGTGATGTTACCCCCTAATCTATATTATGCTGATCAGAAAGAGTTAGTAATTGATAATTCTAGAATAGCATTTAGTAACTGGAGACCTGAATTTGATCTTTCATGGATTTCAGGACAAGTAGATGTTTTATTTACACATGCTACTATTAATTATGGTGGATCAGATAAAATACAATCTCAAGTTCTGGATGAGTCTAAATTTGGATTAGCTATTTGTGGTGATATTCATAGACCAGCTCAGATTGGAAAATATGTTAGTATAGGTATTCCACAGAAATGTAAAATGTCTGACTATGATAAATCAACCGGAGTTGTATATGATTGTGTATCTAAACAATTTAAATGGGTAGATCTAAATCCAGACGATAACCTTATGAAGTTTGTTTATACACCTATCAGAGAAGATGAAGGTTGGAATCAAGGAACTGGAACTTGGAGTGTGTATAAACCGGAAAACTTGAGTATTGCTGGGGGAGTAAGAGATATTAAAATTCCAGCATGGGAAGAGATCGGAAACTTAATTGATAATATTATAATAGAAAACAATCTTCAAGGAATTCACTCTGAAGTTCTTCGAAATCTTAGAGACGTAGATTCTGAGGAAGTTGATTTTGGATTCACTCTTCTCAGATTATATTGTAAAAATTGGAGAAGTATAGACGAAGCTGATATTTACTTCGAAGATGGTGATAAGATCTTGATAACCGGAAAAAATGGTTCTGGAAAAAGTTCTTTGCTTAGTGCTCTTAAATATGCTTTCTTAGAGTGTAGAAATATTAAGGATTATCTACAGTTCGGAGAAAAAGAGTGTATCTTAGCAGTAGAGTTTATGTATCAAGGAAAGAAGTGTAAAATTCAGAGAGGAAATAAAAAACATGGATGCTGGATTGATGATGAACCTCTTAAATATAATAATAAGAAAGAATTCGAGGAAGATATGTATCGTAGATTTCCATTTATTGGATATATGGATATTTTCTTATTTGATTCAGACCATCATAAACTGATTGGAAATATTACCCCTGAAAGAAAGTCGGAGATAATTAGTAAGTTCTATAAGATGGATAGAATTGATGCTTATAATAAAGAAGCTGGAATTCTATTAGATCAAGTTACAAAATCTTCGAGTGTATGGAATGAAGCAATTAAAAAATCAGAAGAAATCCTTAGGTATATAGATACTAATCTTTCTAATATCCAACTTCCAGGACAAACAAAAACAGAACTCACCCAACTAAAATCGGAAGGCTTAGAATTACAAAGAAAAAATAAAGAATGGATGAGTTACTTAGCTGATTCTGGAAAACTTCAAGCACAGGTTTCTCTTTATACTGAAACTCTAGAAAGATTAATTAAAGAACAATCTACCTATA